ACATATTATGATAGGTGCAGCGGGAACAATTATTATATTATTATCAACAATGGTATGGAGAACGTAATGAATAGAGCTAAAGGACTAGCCGGTCAAATGGCCGAGCAAATGTATATTCCTAAGAATGCTGCTAAGGGTATGTTAGCAAAAGCTAAGAAAATGAATGACCGCGACGGATTTATGGGCGGTGGCGCAGCGCATAGCAGCGGAGTCCGACGTTTACAACAATCTAAAGTTAACAGAAAAGACGGAGGAGTTGCCCGGCGTGCTGGTGCAGCTATCCGTGGTTTCACATTTGAAGGGATATTCTAATGGATGAAAAGTGGTTAAAAAACTTTACAAAAAAACAAATAGAAGAAGGACGAATAAAATATATAGATGGTAATGCTGCCGACAGTATGTCTCTTCCTGAGTTTATGTATAAAGAGTACGGCAAAAAAAATAATCAAGGCGGCGTAAGCTTGGATTTTGAAGAAGGCGAAGTAGCTAGTAGCATGTTTAATGGTGGTGCAGCTATTAGAGGACGTAACTTTAGTGGTAACTATTAACAAAGGAGAATAATAATGGCGAGTAAAAAAGTAGGTCGTGGAAATTTTGGTACGCAAACACCCGGAGGTCGTGCTGGAGATGCTATGGAACAAGTAATTAAAGACATGGGGAACAAAGGTAAATCTGAAGGACATAGAGCTCCTTTAGCTCGTGGTCAAGAGATAGACAGAAAAACTTCAAGATTACCTAATAAAGGAACCAAGTTCCCACACATATTTTCTGCAGTCGAAACAGGAACAGCTAGTAGATTTAACAAAAGCAAAACTTATGGCAAAGCTCGTAATATGGGCGGCACTATGGACTATAATATGGGAGGTACTATGAAAAACTATAGAGACGGTGGTGTTGAAGCGGCAGACAAAGAAGGTAGCCGTTTAAGTATTTCTATGGAAAGACAAGAAGATGCTGGATATTCTCCGTCAGAAGCGGATTTTGATCAGCAACATAGATTAGCTGCAGAAGGTATTATGGAAGTGGGAGCTGACGTTAAAACTATACAGGGTCACAACTCACGCGCTTCATTAGGTGAAACGGAAGGTGTCCGTGGCACAGGAGCGATGGTTAAAGGAACGAAGTTTGTTGGAGTCTTTTAGTGGATTCATTGAATTTTGCTTACGCTATTCTTAAAGGAATACAAGAAAGAATAGCGCTAACAGAACAGGCCCTTCTTGGCGGTACTCCTAAAAATATGGAGGATTACCGTCAGCTTACAGGAGAAATAAAGGGTTTGCAATTCGCAGAGCGAGAAGTTAAAGACGCTCTTGATAGAAACGAGAAAGCAGAAAGTAATTGAAAAAGGAGACTATAGACCATGCCGAAAACACTTTATGTGCCAGATCATGTTGCGCAAGCAACCAAGAAAACCAAACATGTCAACGTAGAACCTTTATACAAACCTCAAGAAGCTAAAGTTCTTGATCCTGGTTTGATAGAGAAAAACCTTAAAGAAAGACTTCCTCAACCTACAGGGTGGCGTATTTTAGTCATGCCGTATATGGGAAAAGCAACAACAGACTCAGGAATTTATATTCCAGATGCTGTAAGAGAGCGTGAACAATTGGCAACAGTTGTAGCGTACGTACTTAGAGTTGGACCATTAGCTTATAAAGATCCGGTAAAGTTTGGCGGAGATTTTGAGCCTTGGTGCAAAGAAGGCCAGTGGGTTTGTATTGGCCGTTACGCAGGAGCACGTTTTAAGATAGATGGCGGAGAAGTTCGTATTCTTAATGATGACGAAGTGATCGCAACTATTTTAGAACCAGAAGACGTTAAACATATCTAGAAATTAGAAAGATATTTAAAGGAGTATTATTATGCCTGAAGCAACATTAGATGTTGGCGAAGCTGAAGAAGAAGCAGTGGAAATCAACGTAGACCCTGAAGCTAAGAAAATTTTAAGTGAAACGGTTCCCGATAAAGCAATTGATGTCGTTGAAACCCAAGAAGAAAAAAAAGATGAGCTTGAAGATTATAGTACGGGAGTAAAAAGCCGTATTGATAAGCTTACTAAACGTATGCGCGAAGAAGAACGTCAAAAGCAATCGGCGGTTGAATTTGCAGAAAACGTTAGAAAAGAAAATGAAAACCTAAAATTTCGTTTGCAAAATCTAGATAAAGGTTATCAAGAAGAGTTTGGAGGACGGATCGAGTCTCAGCTAACTGGTGCTAAACGTGCAATGAAAGATGCGCATGAAGCCGGAGATAGCGATAAACTTGTAGAAGCTCAAGAAGCTTTAGCTACTTTAGCAGTAGAAAAGTCTAAACTAAAGAGACCTGTTGGTCAAGTAGATCCAGTACCTCAAGTTCAGCAACAACAGCCCCAACAACAAATGCAGCAACAACAGCAACAACAGCCTGTTGATCCAAAAGCTGAAGCTTGGGCGGGCAAAAACGACTGGTTTGGTCATGATGAAGTTATGACATATGCCTCATTTGGCATCCACAGGCGTTTAATTGAGGATGAAGGGTTTGACCCTCAATCTCAAGAGTACTATGCTGAACTCGATAAAAGATTAGCGTCTGAGTTTCCTCACAAGTTAGGAACCCAGACAACTAACGGAGGAAGTCGTAAAGTTGCGTCTGCTGAGACTTCCAAATCCCGCAACAAAGGTGGACGAAAAACTGTGCGGTTGTCGCCTTCACAAGTAGCTATAGCCAAAAAGCTGGGCGTACCGTTAGAAGAATACGCAAAATATGTGAAGGATTAAAGATATGACAAACGAAAAAACGGAGAACACAACTCCCCAAAGTAACACGAGATTAGCACGTGCTCAAGAAACTCGCGAAAAAAATGCACGCAGAGGGCCCTGGAAGCCACCATCCGCTTTAGAAGCGCCGGAACCACCAGAAGGTTATGTCCATAGGTGGATCCGATCAGAAGTTATGGGCTTTGATGACCGTAAAAATGTTTCAGCCATGGCACGAGAAGGTTGGGAATTAGTACGGGGTGATGAGTACCCAGATTTTGATGCTCCAACAATTGAGGACGGCAAACATGCCGGAGTCATTGGGGTAGGTGGATTATTACTTGGCAGGTTACCCATTGAAATCGCGAATGAGCGCGACGCATATTACCGGGATAGAACCCGCGATCAAATGACAGCTGTTGACAATGAGTTAGCTCGTTCTCAGCATCCGTCTATGGCTATTCATAAGCCAGAAAGAGAAACTCGTGTAACATTTGGAGGTTCTCGCAAACGCGAGAGCTAATTTTTAACCGTATAGGAGTAATTAAAAAATGGCAAATATTCAAAAAGCCTTTGGACTCAGACCAATTAGTAAATTGGGCTCGTCTACAAACTCTACTGGAAACTCGAATTATTCCATGTATGCGATAGCAAACGGCAACACAAACAAACTTTACCAAGGACAAATGGTTATACCATTAGGTTCAGGATATATTGACAGAGCACAAGCAGCAGCCGGTGGCTCTGTAAGTACTGTTGGTGTGTTTTGGGGTTGTGAATACGTTTCTAGCGTAACAGGAAAAATGACTTTCAGTAATTTCTGGCCTGGTTCAGGCGCAGATTCAGCACATGAAATTAAAGCTTATGTGTACGATGATCCAGATCAACTATTTGTAGTTGCTACGGATGCAACTGTAACTAACGAAGCAGCTTTAAGAGCTTTAGTTTACTCAAACGCAAACTTTGGTGCTGTAGCAAACTTTACTGGGTATGATGGAAGTGACATAAGTGGCTCTTCTAAAGCCCAAATAGCAGCTTCAGGAGGAAACGCAACAGCAGCAAGACCACTGAGAATCATGGGTTGGATGCAAGATACATCTAATCTTGATTATACAGCGGCAGGTGTTGGAATAGTTGTTCGTTTGCTTAATCATTTTAATGCCCCAACTGGCTCACTTGCTGCTGGTACTCCAGCAACAACCGGTTTATAGGAAGGACTTGAAACATGGCAATATCTAGAGCACAACTCGCGAAAGAGTTAGAGCCTGGCCTCAACGCCCTTTTTGGACTTGAGTATAGCAGGTACGACAATGAAGCAGCGGAAATATT